TTCCTAACCTCTTACGCGTACCACTACTCATTTGCAATCGTTTTAATGTCTGTTGTTCACCCTGTTTAGCACCTTGATCAGCAGCTTGCCTCATGCCAGATTGGAACTGATCAGCGGTTACATAATCAACGCTGTTGATACGCTCCACGGTGTAGCGAACATCGATTGGTGCGGCAACTGCAACGCCACCATCACCTGATGCAGACGATCCACCATCAGAAGGAATAACACCACCACCGCGTGAACCGCGCGAATAACGCGACATGCTTTCACGCATTTTGGATGCTGGGATGACGTACTCAGGCTCGCCGCCTTCACCAATTAATGCGTTGGTTGGCTTGTTGACATAACCGCCTTCTGCGAAGGGACTAATAAATCCATTGCCGCCAATACCTGCAACACCAGCAGAGCCTCCAGGGCTGGCGGCAGGGCTATTAAAGCTAGGACCACCAAGCGCCTTCAGGATGGTTTGGTACAAGATCATTGCTAATTGCTGAGCAATAATCTTTTTCGCCATTGCCAAGAAATCAGAAGCAATAGATTTCAACATGTCTGCCCCAGCTTCTGATACAGACTTGGTTCCAGTTATTACGTCACCGAAAGCATCTGTAAATGCGTTGCCAATAGAAGTGGCAGCGTGCAAAGCCTGCGTTTCTTTTGAAACAAGCTTGTCCAGCTCTTCTTGCATTCGAACTAAAGGATCATTTTCACGCGCCTTGCGTGCGTCATCTTCTGCTTTTTTGCGATCCTTACGCGCTTTTTCCTCTATCTTTGCTGTGTCTTCTAATGCTTTGTTGTACGCAATAGCAGCATTAACTTTTTCCTCAAGCTCAATCCTTGCCGCAATTTGTGCNTGNACNTCNTCTTCCGCAAAGCCTTTTGCATTTTCTGCTATTTCACGTAAATCAATATTTAACTGGAACCTGCGCTGCTCTTCTTCGTTAAGCGCCGATGCCAAGGAAGCTTGNTCNTNTAAAGCCTGCACTCGTTCTTTTGACAAATTAGCTAGCTGTTGCGCCTTGGTTAATTGATTGTCTGTAATTACAATATTGTTTGTAGGAGGATCTACCTCTTCTGGTGGTGTTGACTTAGCTGTCTTCAAGGCTTTTCGTAAAGCACCAAGCCTTTGTTGCGACTCAAGTAACTTGGCGTTTATGCCTAGCAAGGACATTTTGGCTGCTTTATTTCTTTCGACCGAAAGCGTTTCTTCTTCTATTGCAATTGCAGACTCAATCATTTCTTTGCTGCCACTGTCAATGGCTGCGCTCATTCGGTCTTGAGCTGTTTTTGCATCATTAAGCGTTTTGATTAAAGTGCCAACGGCAAGCGTTATCACTGCAAAAGGAAGTGCCGCCAAAGCAAGTTTTAAAACCCCAGCGGCAGCAGCAGTCAAGTATATTTGAGCCCCAAAAAACTTGAACAACCCTATTTGAGTTGTCAGAAACGCCCCGAGCTTGCTTGCGATCAAAAGATCTGTAGCTGTTTTTAACGCATAAACAGCGGCAGTGGCCCCGCCAATGGCCAAAGCTGTCTGACCTATTGGTGTTGGGATTTGAGATACAACTTTGAGAAGGCTTGCTAAACCGTTTGTGACTGCTGCCGCTGCAGGCTCAAGTCCTTTGCCTAGGGCTTCAGTAAGGTCATCTGTATTTTCCGCTAATAAGTCAACAGCGCCCGCAAAGCCAGTGCCTGCCGCGCGTGCAGACTTATCATATTGGCCTCGAACAATGTCAAGAATAAGAGCTTGCGCTTCTAGTGACTTGTTTGATTTAACAAGATTTTTAATCATCTTGGTCTGGACAGGATCAAAAGTGATTCCAGAACGAGAGAGTGCCGTAAGCCCACGAGTTGGATCTTCAAGTGCTTTAGCAAGTTGTACGGTTGCACTTTTGACATCAGTTCCCATTACCTGAGCGATGTCAGCAGCCGCTTCAGAAACCTCTGTAAAAGAAGAAACAGCAATCGCGCTAAAAGACGACAAAACGCTGAATGACTGTATAAAGTCATCTTGCGAAAACAAAGTTGCGTCTCCTAACTCGTCGGCGGCTTTTTTTAATTTTTCAATTTGTTGTGAAGTAGCACCTAACCTTATGAGCTGATTAGTAAGCACTTTTACGTCAGCTTCTCTTTTGGCAAACTTGCTCAATGATCGATTGAACAATGTCGCTGCGCCCGTAATAGCAACAACAGGGCCAATTACAGAACGAAAGCTGATTCCGAATCTTTGTATATTTGCCGTTGCAGTAGCTGTTTTTTTGGTTGTTGCATCAACCGTCCGATTAAGCTTTATCGCTGCAGTATTGACGTTAGTAAGCTTTCTGACTGCATCGCCAGAATCAACCCTGAGCTTTACGTTTGCTTCTGCCATAACCGCCCAGCAATGGCCTTATCCTACCGCCGTCTTGTCTTTGCGCGATCCATTGCCTGCTGTTCCCGTTCACCCTTTAATTCGTAGTACGCAGCGAAATGCACAAGCTCCGCATCGGTTAGTTCCGTGCGAAGCCTGCTAAGCGTCATTCCTAATTCGCAGCACAAGAAGAACTCAAAATTGAGCCAACTGTCCTGCTTCAGTCGTTTTTTGCTTCTTCAAGGTCAGCCTCTTCGCCAAGGCCAAACAAGAACAGCTCAAGCTCGTTTAATACAGACTCAGGCAATTGCCGCTGCAGCTTGGGAGCATCAGCAGAAACAAAAGCTTTTGAGCCATCCTCAAGCTCTGCCATTTGACACAGCATTTGCGTGCTGATGTCTAATGCTTCTTCAGTGCCAGAAAGGCTTTGTGCTTTCTTGCGGTCAGCGCGTGTGATCGGTTTGAAAAACAGATCTACAACTTTCTTGCCTTCAGCGTTTTTTAGTTCAAACTTGCGACGCTGGTTGAGATCAAAGGCCCCAACCAGCAGATCAACGGTGCGATTTTCAGCCATTAAATAAAAGCTTGCGCTTAAATCATAGCCTTAGATCACTGCAAGTTCAAAGTGACTGCGCCGCTAGTGATAAAGCTGCAAGAGACAACGACTAATTCACCAACAGTTGAAGTGATCTCCATGTCGGTGATGATGCCATTGAACTTGGCTGAATCGGTGTCAGCACTTGTGCCGGTGGTGAACAACTCAAAACTTGCGTCGGCTGTGTCAGCAGTTGTAACTACATCCTCAAGGAAAGCCGCTTGGCCTGTTGCGTCTGGGTCGTAAACCAGTTCAACAGTGCCAGATCCTGAAATCAGGCTGCCAACAAAGCTGCGGAAAGTATCGCCTTGTTTTGTAGTATCAATTGTTTCTTTCGTAGTGGTTAAGCTCCAGCTACGAGTGCCAACAATTGTTGCGTTAGATGAGCCTGCAGCGTCGAACTGGACTGCTCCTTGTTCGCCTCGGATTGTTGCCATGGTCAGAGTTCCTCGATGGATTCAAAGGTCACACGGACCTGGGTTTGGAAGTAGCCCTCGGGTGCTGCTGAAAGCAACGCCTCTGGACCTGTTGCAGCGTCGAAGAAAATCCCCGACACGATGACCCTATTGTAAAGGTCTCGAATCCTTTTGCCGATGATGAAATTGGCTCCAGGACCAACACCTTTGGCTGAAAAAATGCTGATCACAACAAGACCAACAATTCGATTCTGAGAATTAGTTGTAAGCCCTTGGCCTAAATACTCGCTTGCCCCAAAGCTGACAAGGCATTGCACAAATGACGAGTTAGGCGTTGGCTCATGCGCCATGTTGTGAAACACGACTGGAATGGCAGGGCTGCTAGCCAGCTCTGTCGCAAGCCTGCCTTCGATGGTGGCCCTGATTGCATTGAGATCAGCAGCAGCCATTAGTTACGCCTCCGAAACGCTGCAATAAATTTAGGAACGCGGGTAACCGCAATTTCTTTGCCAATCAAATCAGGNAAGCCTGGAACTGTCNCTTGGCGTGTCTTGTAATCGTTCCCCCAAGATGGCGGCAGATTATTGCCAAACAAAACTGGCTCCGCATATTCCATATTGTTTGTAATTTCAGCTTCAAACTTGCCAATGCTTGTTTGCCACGCATTGCGCAACCGACCCGTATCAACCGGGGTTTTTTCTTTTACTCCTTTCGCCCATTCAAGTGCTGTCAGCTTCACAACAAGCTGCACCTCTTCTTCCATAAGGCCAGCAATCTGATCAATTCTGATCTGACGTGCCATCGTTATGCCCTCAGGATTAGTTCGTGAGTGATCGCCGTGTTGTCTTGCTCCGTCGTTTCAACGCGAATGATTTGATGCACGATCGTGCTGATCACAACGCGATCTTTTGTTTCAGGAGCTGATGGCAGATCAATAGCAGCAACCGTTAAGCGTTTATCGCCTTGCTGGATAAGCTCATTTACCTCACGAACGCTCACGCCTTCCAACACACCTTTCACGTCGGTATCGCTGGTTGTCTCAGCAATTGCGCCGGTTGTGGCGTTATAACCACCAGCAGAAACGTAACGAACCGTCACATCACCGCCAAACTTTGCGACGACAGTGCCAGCCACATTTGCAACCTTTTGAGCAAGTCCCATCAGACGCTATAAACAACGACATGACCAGAGGTCAAAGTAATTGAAGTAAAAATTACGCCTTCAACTTTGGCCCCAGTGTGCATGTCAATTGCTGACGGTGCGCCTGATCCGTTTTCAGTAATGTTTTCAGAAGTCATCGCGGCAATG